AGAATGAACCCTGCAACCTCCTTCGCAACGCTCTTCAGCTCGCGATACAAAGGAGAGTCACGCACACGTTCGAACCACCCTTGGTCTTTGACCTCAGGTGATTCGTTCTTATGCGCGGCCTCTAATGTCGCGTGCTGGTAAGCGCGCTCGGCATCCGATGCTTTCCCAATCCAGCCACTGACTTCTTTGGCACCGAGTCCGTTCATGACAAGGTCCATGCCACGAGAGTCGAAGAATGCCTGCTTACTCCCCGGGATGAGTTGTCCACGCAGTTCATGAACTGCATGGAATTCAACTTCATACGTTGCCCCGGGCTCTCCAGTCACGATGACGGTGAGCTCAAAGGGGTAGATGTTCGGGTGAGGCGTGTACCTCAGGTCACGGAAGGTAAAATCATCAATATCCATGTTGATTAGACCTGATGTCTCCTGAGACGCCACCCGCTGGGGATGCCAGTTAAGGACATTCAGATTGGCTGGGTCGCCCAGCTGGACACCACGGATGGAACGGGTTTCCGCCATGCCCCTGATAGTACTCAGAGGCTGGACAAGGGATACATGTCCAGGGGATTCAATGATGTAAATCATTCCGTTCTGATCCGTAGCAGATCCTGTAGGGGTAATGTACATAGCCGCCGCCACGGTCCTAAACTGGATTTGATCCGAGGACGTGACGGTTGAGCTAAATGACGTTTGACCCCAATTGTAGCCAGTAATGCCTACACCGGTGGTGCTAGAAATTGTACTAGAACCATTCCCGGTGTAAGCAGCCGTTGTCGTCAGTCCGGTCGCGAAACCTGCGATGGGGCCGGGGAACGAAGGGGTAAAGGTAATGTACCCGTAGCCATTCGTCCCAACCGCCACCTCAGTGACGCCTTTGGACCTTGCAGCACGAGACCTCTCGACGAAACCACCCATTAGAGTGGGGACACGAGAGGGCTTCGAGCCGCGGGGATCAACTAGACACCGCATATAGCGGTCTGCTGGCTTCGACAGGATCTCTCGAGATCCATGCTCGATGGACTCGAGATCCGACCTGGCAGCGTCTTTAATGACGCGGTCAACTTTCTTCTGGCTTTGTTGCTTCGCCCGTCCTTTCAGGGCGCCTGCATTAGCCACTTTCTGCACTTGAGTGTTCTTCATTCAGTCAATACTGTTCGGAAGTTACCTCCACTTGGGTCCATGGGGGCTCAAGTCCGAACTTGACTTCGTGCAGATTTTTCCAGTCGACCTTCTGCCTGATGCTGGGGTGGAACGACTTCGACTTAGGCAGTCGACCTGGAACGAGCTTTTGCTCACCGGGTCTCGCCTTAATGAGTCGAGGTTTAGGTGTGGGGCTCTCACCTGTGAAGCCTGGCTTTTTCTCGCCATAAAACTTCATGGATTTGAACTCCACTCCGGGTCCTCGCCTGTCCAGATCAACCAGCTTAGTGCGAACCGCACGAGAGCCGGGCCTATCGGACAGGACGGATTCAACACCGTATAATTGCCTCAATGTGACAATGTCCGGTATACGCTTGATTCCGTACCCACCGAAATCGATTGGGAAAAACCAATTGTTCCCCCCTCTCCGCGAGTCGAGATCACGAAGTACAGTACGCCAGCGACGGGATCCAATGAACCACTTCCAAAGTGTGTCTTGGTCCACAGCGTCGCCGGCCGATTCAGTCACCAGGTTAAACAACCTCGGGTCCTTCATAGGATTTCCGAATTTGTCGATGCCTGAAATGACATTGTGCCTAATAATCGGCATGCACTTCTTCAGCCTAACACTCCACATTTCAGAATTGAATGTGAAGTAGTTCGGCGACACATAGGTTTTTGTGCCGCTTAGGCCCCAGAGTTCAGAGATGAACTCCCGGTAAGGCTGAATGTGTTCTCGCTCAAGAGCAATAATCCCGTCGTCACCATTTATTCTAATGAATTGCTGGTGACGACGGTAACCGTGCTCACGGAGAAAGAGGAGTTTGGCAGAGAGGTGCACAAGGCAGAGTAGGGAGAATGACCTTCGGTCACCCATCATCTGCCCCGTGCACGACAACACCGGCCTGTCGTCGTCTCTTGAGTAGTGACACCAACCTCTAAGTGTTTCATACCATGCCTCTTGGTAGAGGGGTGGTTGCTGACGCAACCACCAATGAATCACTCGTTCTTGAAGAGGTACACTGAAGGAATCAGTTGCCGCATCCGCGTCATCGCTAACGATGACTGGATCACGCAACGAGCTGAGTACTTCTGGAAGCTCGGAGAAGCTTTCCCAGCTGACTTGTTTTCCACTCAAGATCTCGCGTCGTCTG